CGGTAAAATGCTTCCTTGTTCCGTAACCGCCGTGGGTGACTGCGGTCCCCTCCCTTTGGGAGAAGGCGGGGTACAAGAAGCACTGGTCAAGCTCGTTACCAGTTTAACTGGTGGCGAGCTCTATCCCTTTTCTCAGGGGCTTAGCCTCGAGAGAAGGTGCCTCCTTAATTCTAAATTAAGGGGTGGGAAACGTTGGCTTTCAAAGTCAGCGTCCCAGTTCGACAAGTTTAGCTTTTTAAAAGCCGAGCCTGTCTGGTCCACCCTTCCGAGTGTTACACTCGAAAGGATCGCTAAGGCTGAACGTAAAACGCTTCAACGCCTTATGGACTTTTGGGGGGCCATAGAAGATAATCTTCTTATGGCCTGCCCAGAGGCCTTTGTCTTTAAGGCAAAGGACTCCATCGTTCAGAAAATCTGGCGATGGACCGTCTCGACCGTTTTAAACGGTGGAGTCGGGTATGCGACGAAACTCTGGAAAAATTTCAGTAGAATCGTCAAGGCCCGGGCTATACGTTCTAAACGTGAGCCCGCCCCCATACGGGGCATCCCTTTCTTCAATGAAGAGGGGAAGCTGGCCTTTCCTGACTCGCCAGTCTGGGATTGGCTTGGAGTTATACTCCGTCAGGGCTGTGATTCTAAATCACAGATGACCCGCGTTCTTCACTTAGTGGGAACGCGTGGAACACCTGCACCGACTAAGTCGGAAATGCAGGAAGGTATCAATGAGCATGGCTCGATTGTTACCAGTGACCCGGGTGAGCTAAGTTTAAAACCTAGTATCCTCCGCAAGGTCGCCCTCAGACTTGGGCATTATGCTAAGTCGAGGACGGTGGGCACGCATAGCGTGGCACACCTTTCGCTGAGTAACTCAGCTTCCTTCGACTCCTCTAGGAGGAGCGGAGGCCGAGCATCCGGCTTTGCTACAAAGTACGCAAAGTGGGCGAATACTCGGTCCGACGAAACGTTGTTTAAAACAACTATCTTCGGAGAACCCTATACCCTTGTAAAGGGCTATAGAGTGTTCGAGACTATGTGTAGAGTAACTCTACCGCAGTTCTCATCGGGGAGCCTGATAAAGTCAGACAACTCCTTCGACATCGAAGTCGATCCTATGGACTTTAAGTTCGAGGACCGAATCTTCGGCCTTGATGGCCGTACCGGCTATCAACTCTTTCAATTTTCAATTGAAGAGGGGATCAAGCGAGGTGTCCTCGCTGGCGATCCATTCTACTCGCTGGATAATCCATTACGAGTAGTAGGGACGCCCTCTGTGAGGGTAGTCCCAATCGGTGAACCCGGGTTTAAAACTCGGACAATCACCGTGACGGAAGACTGGGAAACTGAGTTTCTGTCTCCGTTTGGCCATGAACTGACAGCTAAGCTGTCGGCGATTCCGTCAGCGTCTGCTGGTTTAACCGCAGCCGCCCAGGCCTACGAGTGGATAAAGAGAGTATCTCTTTTGCCCACGATCGATGAAGAGAGCGGGCTAAGCCTGCTTACCTCCGATCTAAGTCAAGCCTCGGAATATCTGAGGCATGACGTCACAGGAATCATCTTAGATGGATTCTGTGACGGGGTTGGTATAACCACCCCCTACACAAAATTAGCAACTAAGTTGCTAACCCAGCCGCACTTCTTAGAAGATGCGTCTGGCCCATATGTCTATGACTATATGGGAATGTGTACTCGTCGCGGGTGCCTAATGGGTAACCCGGGAACGAAAGGAGCCCTAACGTTAACTATGATAGTTGCCGAGGAGCTCGCCTTCCTTGATTATCAAGGACGGCAAATCGGGCTCTCTTTAGAAGAGATGCTCGAGCGGGAAGAACCCGCCAGTAACTGGCGTTGCTTCGCCGCAGCCGGTGATGATCACCTGGCGATCGGCCCTGAATTATATTTAGAGCTGATCGATTTTTACCTCGAGTTACTCGGGGCAAAAATCAATCTGGAAATGTGCTACATATCTAAGATTGGAGCATATTTCTCAGAGGAGGCAATCCTGAGAACATCTCAGAACTGCCTCTATTCCAAGGCTATGCCTTGGGATCGCCCATATGACAATCATTGCCATGTGGACGCACTAAAGGTTCGCCTTTTATCGCCTTGCGAGAAGGTTACCTTAGTGAGGGAAGAAAAGAACGTTGCCATAGGCAAATCGAAATTTCTTCTCAAGAAACTCGAGTGGTTACCACCCGGGTTTGGACCGCTTCGCGGTCTTGCGCTGGCACGCTTTAAGCAACGCTTTGCGCACATGATTCCATGGGATAATCCTATGGTTTACATGCCTCACTCTCTAGGGGGCTTAGCCTTTCCTGGAGGAGTGGACCTTGATGAAAGGATAGAGAGATTATCTCCCGTCCTTTTCAAGGCAATCGCCATCGCTCTTAAAGAGCGAACGGCGGAAAATGCTTTTCTAAGAAAAGCATTATGGCTTATGTCGTCGAATACAACTTTTAGAGGTATTACGATGAGAACTGCCGCGGAAGATCAGCTTAAAGCTATCTTCACGCTTTTCACCGGAGATTCAATCCTCGGTGAAGAGGCGATGCGCCAGCATCTCGGTTTAACCGAGATTGTCTGGGCTCGGACCCGCTGGAGGGATAAAATCTCTCTAGCGAAGAAAGCTGGATATCTCTCGCTAAGCGAGGCAATACAGCTTTTTGAACGGCCAACGTACTTCAAAGAAGTGCTTTCCGGAATTTCATCTAAGATGAAAGTGGAGCCGTTATATCTCGATTTTATCGAGATGCAGAAAGAGTTAGACTCTTACTGCGAGGACTTTAATATGGTCTACGACGATATTAAATCCTGCGAGGGTTTCAAAGAGATTTATAAAATCTATGAAAAAACTCGCGCAAAATGGTTCGAGCGCCAAGCGTTTATCGAAACATATGCCTACTCTCTTATCCCTCTTTCAGAGGAGTGCGACAAGAAACTTGTCTTAAGAGAGGTAGATGAGGAGGATGACTTATCTAATAAGTCATTCTCCACCACGCCGATTAATCTGCGTGTGAGGCAAATCGAGCGAATTATTCGCCGATACCTCCCCACGACCAGGATCGAAGATTCTGATCGTGCCGTATTTAATGACTTTGTCATTGACTACGGGGAATGTCCTCAGAGATATTTAATACCTACTGAGGTGGTTTTCATTCCAAGTGCTAGGATCAAAGATCTTTGCACTCTCGCGACGCCGCTTAAAGCGGCTAGCGAGTGGGTCGATGCTCAGCACCGACCCCTCACAACAATTAAATTGTTGTGAGGAAACCACTGCCTAGCAGTGGTTCTCCTGCGTTTAACGCAGGAGGTTCTTTTACTGGCCGCAAAGCGTACTTTAAAAGCACACCCCGCCTTTGAGCTCCAAGAGTCTCATGGGACCGCAGTCACCGAAACTCCTAGAGTCTAGGGGACAACCAAGTGGTTGACGACCAGCACCCACTTTAC